CCGCTCGCAATTCCCGGACGAACTGACCAGAAATCGCCGCCGGCTATGGCGCCTGACCAGCGCGACCCGATGGAGGACATCCATGTGGGCGACGAGCCAGAACCGGCCGGCGCTCCCGAGCCGCCGTCAGAGGCCGGGGAGCCACCGCACGTGAATCTAGCGCCAGCCGCGCCGACGCCCCCCGTGGCGGCCGACGCCTCGACCGCCGACCTGGAGGCGCAATTCAGGGGCGACGCCCTTCCAGATCCTGCCGCCGTGGCGGCCGTGATGGCGGGCAAGAAGCAGCCGCATCGGCGCGTTTACAATCTGGGCGACGTTGGCCCAATCGACGTGCGGGACGTCCAGCCGCCGCCCGCCGAGACGCCTCCAGAGGCGCCGCCGGGCCGCTCCGTGCTCATGATGGCGCCGACCACCGAGGGCGAAGCGTATTACCCGTCCCGAGAGCCGCCCGCGGTCAAGGACACGCTCCGCAATGCCGCATTCCGAATCAAGGGCGGTCCGGGGAGCCTCCCCGAGTCGACAGTGGACCCGGAAGCCTCGCGTTCGGCCATCGAGGAGCAGCTCGCGCGGGACATCAAGCTTAAGTCGGCTGGACCAGAGGCCACCGCCCTGTCGGCAATGCTGCGCCAGAAGGCTCATGAGGACTTCCTTGCCGAGCAGGCGGCCCGGTACCGTACGACCTCCGATGAGAGGCAGTCCGCTCGCGAGTACACCGCGGGCGAGGCAATGAGACGCGCTCGGGTCGGCGCAGACGCGCGGCTCGGGTCGGCTCGCATTCTCGCGACGGGGCGCGCGACCCCGACCGACGATGAGGACTCGCCGCCGCCGTTTGGGTCGAAGGCCGGCAACCAGGTGCTCGATGCCGAGGGGAAGCTGGACAACGTCGTCCAGAAGGTGCTCACCAATACCGGGTACAAGGCCGAGGCCCTCCAGGACCGCAAGTTCAACCAGCTCTCGACCGTCATTGCCGGGGCCAAGAACAACGCCGCGCTGGCGCAGGCTGGGGCCGGGGCATGGGTGAAGCAGGCACAGGGTGGAACTGGCGTCCTGTCCGACAAGGACATGAACGTCTTTTGGGACCGTATTGGAGGCGTCCCTGACCGGGTCGAAAACTACATCGACCAGGCGCTGTCCGGAAAGATGGGGGCCGAGCGACAGCGGACGGTCTCCGAGGCTGTGAAGACCCTGGCCGGCACCGCGCGAGCCGGAATGGAGCGCATTGGCGGTCAGATCAAGTCCCGCCTCAACAACGTTGCCTATGCACCTCCCGAGGTCGTTGACCGCTATCTGGAGACCTACGTCCCCGGCTACGCGGCGCCGGCTCCAGCGGATACCATGCACCGCCCGGCAGCGGCCCGTTCTGCGGCGCCTCCGAAGCAAGTAGCGCCAGCGGCCGGGCATCCGTCGGCAGATCCTGTCGGCGCGACGAAGGTCATAGACGGACAGACCTTCCAGAAGGTCGGCCCCAACAACTGGAAGCCGGTGGCGAAGTGACCGACGATGAAATCGCCAAGTTGGCGGCGGGCGGCGGCGGGCTCACTGACGCACAAATCGCGGCCATGGCCAGCGACCAGGGCCAGGGGCTGCCGAACCCGCGCAAGTTCGTGAAGCTCGGCGCCCCACCGCAACATGGGCAACAGGAGGACGAGCGAGGATTTCTTGGCCGCGCCAAGGACAGCATCGTCTCCGGCATTCATGACGTGGCCACTGTCGGCCGAGACCTCGTCAGCTCGCGCGGCCGGGCCCTCCTCGACCCGCAGAAGCGTCGGCAGTTGGAGCGCGGCATCGACGACGTGGTGACGCTCGGGTACGGCCAGAGGCTGGCCGCTCGCGTCGGTAATGCCCTGGGCGATACCGAGAGCGGCGGGGTGGTCAACCAGAAGCTTCGCCGGCTCCGGGGCATGAAGCCGGGTGAGTCGACATCCCTGAACGAGCAGCGTCGTTTCGAGCTGGACAGCTCCGGCCATCGCATGCGCGGACAGGGTGCCGGGCCCTCCCGGGTTGAGTCCGAGGATCAAGCTGCGGCCCCGCAGTATCGGACGGCGGGCAGCGTCGTCGGGGCCGCCATCCCAGGGATCGGATCGGGCATTGCGAAGGGCGCTGCCAAGTTCGTCGGCAAAGTCATTCCGCGCGCCGCGGGGGGCACGGTGAAACAGCTCCTCACTGGAGCTTCCCGCGGCGCTGCGGGATACGCAGCAGCGGCCCCCGTGACCGCGGCCCTGGCTGCCGACGGTCAATCGCCCGGGGAGGCCCTGAATGACCCCGCTGGATTGCTGCTTGCGACGGCGTTGGGGGCCGGCGGCGAGGCCATCGGAGCCGGCGTCGCGCGCTCGAAGGGCGCCCAGGCCCGGCGCTTCATCGAACAGCGTGGCGGCAAAGTCTCAGCAGGGACCCCCGGCAAGGGACGGGTCTTCGACACCATGGAGGTCGAGGGAACGACGGACGCGGACATTGGCGAGCAGGCCCGACGTTCCGGAGAGCGCGTTCAACCGCAGTTGGAGCAGTACCGACGCGACGTTGCGCAGAAACCATACCTGGACGAGTTGACCAGGATTACGCCGGCCCAGGCTGGTCAACTCGTCGACGTGCGGCCCATCTACTCGGACCTCGTCAAATCCTACTACCACCCCGGCACGGACCCGCAGGTGGCGTCGCAGATCAAGCGACAGCTCGACATCATGGACGAGCGCTATACGAGGCCGAACGGCGACATCCTCATGCCCCAGGAGCACCTGAACGGACTTCGCAAGACGCTGGGCGGTCTGGCCGGAGCCGGGGAGACGTCAGACCCATCGCTCGCCCCCCTGCGAAGCGCATTCGGGACGGCGAAGTCGCTCGTCGACGGAGGTCCATACGCGAGGGCCAATGCGGCCTTTGCCGCGGGTTCGGCCGACGCGGCGGAGGGCATGAAGGACGTCGGTCTTCGCCGGTCATACAGCGCAACGGCCCCGGAGCGGGACGTGAACAAACTGCGCATCAAGGCCCAGCGCATCGGCCAGAACACGGTCACGGCTGGCTCCGACAACCCTGGCTTCGAGCGTTTCCGGACGAGGCATCCGGAATTAGCCCTCGAACTGGAGCGGCCGGCGCTGCTGCGTGCGAAGGGCGACCTGACGTTCGGCCTCCAGAAGGAGCACGGCGGCCTCATCGACCGCAACGGCTCTGCCATGGGTATGGCTGCCACTATTGCCGCCGCAGCGACCGGTGGCCACGGAGGCAGCATCATGCCTGCGCTGGCGGCGTTCGCGTACCAGAACCGAACGCCCATTGCTGGCCGACTGCTCTACCCACTCTCCGGTGCTGACGCGACGAATGTTGGTGCCCGGATTGGCGCGGCTTCCGCGGCAAAGAAGAAAGCCGACCGCGTTCTTGATGGCGATGTACGCTGAAGGGGAAACATGGCCAACGAAAATTCAATGAAGATTCCACTGATTGCCGCCCCTGGCTCGGGTGCGGTGATCACATTGTTTACCGTCACCGGAAGGCAGGCAACGGAGGCGCGGAGGATCATTCTAAGCATCAACTCCTCGGCCGACTCGGCTGCGTCTGGCGTCTCCTTCCAGTACCTGCCCGACGGAGGCACGACATACCGGGTGTACACGTCCTACACATATGCGACGGCCACAGGCGTGTTCATCTATCGCGTCGCTCCTCCGCTGGGAGCGAACGGCCTCAAGGTCATCTATACGAATAGCGCCTCAGTCCTAACCACCTGGGAAGGCACCATCGCCATCATCTATGATGAGATTGCGAGCCCATAATGCCCGGCGACATCAACTTCCCTGACCACACGACCATTGCCATTAGCTCGGGCGGTTCCAACACGCTCGCGCTTTCGGACGCAGCGACGACCACCGCACCCGTCATATTTACCGAGAAGCACACAACAAGCGGTACGGCCGCCGCAGGCTTCGGCATAAGCAATACGATCGATCTTCAGTCCGGCGCCGGTACTGTGCGCCGCGTGGCCACCGACGATACCACGCTGACGACGGCGACCGATGGGGCCGAGGCGGCCAAGCGCCGACTGTCCTTCATGCTCGGCGGCACGCTCACCGCGATGATCGACCTCAATACCGGCAATGGTACGCCGCTCGATATTGTGTCTCGGGACGGCACGACCAACAATGCGATCGTCCTCAGCATGGCTGGCGACCAGCGCATTGGGAAGACCGGATCGGGGGACATGTACTTTACCGCGGGAGCCAATCAGTCGATCCATCTCTACACTAACGGATCGCCGGTCATTCACTCCAAGAACGGAATGCTCCAGTTCTTCAGCGCGGCAACCGAGGTGGCCCAGCAAACCGGCCCGACCAACAACCTGACCAACAGCGTGACCGTTGGCGGAACCAACGGCACCATCGCCGACTTCGCTGACCTCACGACCTATTCTAACAGCGCTGCGACCATCAGAAATGACATCTACCAACTCGCGCGTGGGCTGAAGTTCGTATCGGACGCAATGCGCGCCTACAACCTGATCACATGAACCTCCAGGACGAATTAGATGAACTTCGCGAGGTCGTTCAGGCCCTATGCGACTACGTCGGCCGCGACAGGGTCTCGAGCCTAATTGTGTCCTCCCGGAAAGCCAAGGAGAGTGCCGCAAATAAGGCTCTCGAAGACGCGAAGAAGGCGACCAACGGCACCATCGCCGACTTCGCTGACCTCACGACCTATTCTAACAGCGCTGCGACCATCAGAAATGACATCTACCAGGCGGACGCCGCGAACGCAGCAGACACCCAGGGGGATCGCCCATGATTACGCTGACCACGCCGACCAACATTCCGAACATCAACCGCCTGCGCGTCAACAAGGTGCTCATCGACCAGGACGCCTCGATCGCTTATATAAACGTCGTTGCCACCCAGATTGGCGGCAATATCTACGGTACATATCAGCTCCAGGTGGTCAACGGCTCAAGCCAGGGTCTCCGCGCGAATGGCGCGCCTACCGGGCCGAATGACGCCCTCCAGCTTTTCACATTGACGACGGCCACGGGATTCACGGACATGGTGTCCGCTTACAACGGAAACGGCTCCCTGGCGACCAAGAACCAGGCCGTCGAGACCGCGTGCATAGCCGACGGCCTGCTCCCGGCCGGCACCGTAAGTTGAGAGGTCCATGGATGCCGAAACAACTCCGACCGACGGCCATCCGCTCACAGATGAGGCAGACCTCGCCCTCGGGGTCGTTGCCGCACGCTGCGAGGAAGTGGCAGGCTCTATTCGAATTGGGCGCGAGCGCAGTAGAGGCATGTCAAGCGATGAGCGGACCGCGTTTGTTCGCGATGCCGCCCTCGCCCTGCGTCGAGTCGAGCATTTCGCAGCCTTCGCCGCCCACCTCTTCGAGGGCCTTCTTGGAGAACGTGGCGTTACGACGCCCCGTGAGCTGACGGCCGCTACACCCCCGGGGCGGCGCATCGGCCGTTTGACCAAGCTCATCACCGCCCTGGCCGCCCTGGCTGGGGCCGGCGCTGGACTGTGGCGCGCCATCTCCGGTCGCCACTAATTTCAGGACAACTTGTCCGGGAATTACCCGTCCAGAGGGTACACGCATTACCAGGACCCCGTGCATATCCGGGTCCGTTCCGGGTCCTGTCTCTGGTGAGCCTGACTGCTACCCTGGGGTCCTGGGCGAGGCCATGCCTAGGTCGCGCTTCCGGCCTAACTGCTACCGGCCAGCTGGCCTCTGACGGGCGTTCCCGTCCTGCACATCCGGGGCTCTGGTGGGCTCTGCATCCGCGCACACGGACCGGCTCGTAAGCCTCCCGTGCTGTTGCCGCCCCGTACCGGGAGAGCGTTCGCTCCCGGCCAGTCGTGAGCCGTGAGGGGGCGTTTGGACGTGAAGGCATTTAGGCACGCCCCCTCCGGCGCTTCTGGCGGGCGATTCGGCGTACCCCACAGGACGCATGATCATCGTTTCCACGGTCTAACGGGCGCCTCCAACGCCCGAAGGTTCGCGCAGTCCCAGCAGAAGCGCGGCAGTCTGGTGCCGAGCACGAGCACGAGGAGCTTTCCGCACCCGGCGATGCAGGAGCGGGTCACAACAGGCTCCGCGCCGCCGCTTCGGCCAACGTCATCTCGACAATCTTCTTGTCCTTCACGAACCTCGCCATGCGCCCCGGCTCGCGCGTCCACGCTCGCGCCAGTCGCGCCCCGGCTCCCCTGTCGAGCTGCTCCGGTCCGGCCTTCGCTCGGCAACCGTCGCACGTCAGCCACGGGACCATGGGGCCCATCTGCGCCTTCACGGATAGCCACCGAGGCATTCCGCGCTCCATTGCGGCCTGGCGCTCGGTCATGCATGGCTCGCATAGCCACGCCCAGGTCGTCCCGCCGGCATCTGCCAGCTCACAGATCCAGACCATGCGGATGTTCGGCCTTGAACGCGGCCCAGCGCAACAGAAGGCCCGCCATGTGTTGCGCTGCAAAGTCCTCGCGGCGCAGGTCAGTCCAGCCCAGGAACCAGCCGTTTCGCTCGCCCCACTGCTGGTGGATGTCGTAGCGCATCGGGATGGCGTGGAACCAGGTCCCCTTCTTCTGCCCCATGCCCCCCTTGCCGCAGTGGCTGGCCTGGACGCGCTCACCGACCTCGCCGGTGATGACGCAGGGCTGGAAGTGCAGCCAGACCTTGTACTGCGACTCCTCAATCGTCTCCCGGGCAATCCGCTTGGCCGCTCGTCGCGTAATTGGCCGCCTTCGGATCATGGGAGACGACCGTTTCATTGCGCCGACACCAGCAGCGTCTGTGGCTCCGGCATCTGGTCGCCGATGCACGTCCAGCCGGGGCGCTGTCTACGTGCGAACAGCTCGCAATATGGCCCCTCGGCCAACTGCTCAATCAGGTCATAGAACGCTTCTGGCTTGGCACTGTGGGCGCCGGCCGGTGCGGCGAATCGACTGCGCACAGACCGCGACGTCGGTTTCGGCCGCCCGCGGACGGCGAGGATCGCCGTCTCGTGCGAAGCGCGCACATGCCGTCCCATCCCAAACCATGGCTTGCCGCCAGCGGTGAGCTTCTCCCAGACGATTTCGCTCTTCGGCGTAAAACCCCACTCGCGAACGACTCGATACGCCTCCTCGACCTGCGAAGACACGCGCCATAGGAACAGGTAGGCGTCGTCAGCAAGCGGTGGCAGTTCCAGCCGGCAGATGTCGTAGATGCTCATCACGCGGTAGTTCTTCTCGGCACCGCGTGAATTCCCGGGCAACTTGTCCCCAAAAGGCCACGGCGGATCTGCCACAAGCACGCGGAAGCTCACGGCGCCCTCCATACGAGCCCAAGCTGCTGACCCTGAGCGACGACCGGCGTCGTCTCCTCATCTCCGAGCTGTGCCGTATGCAGCCAGCAGCAGCGCCGTCCGGGCGGGATGAAAGCGCGACAGAAGCATCGCCAGCGCTTGAGGTTAGGCAGGCGCGCCGAAGCGCCAGGGGCAAGTGGGGCCGGCAATGCGCCATCGGTCGTCATCGCGCCAGCACGCCCAGCACGACGTATGCGAGGAACGCCCCGAACGCGGCGGCTGCCCAAGCGCCGGCCATGCGCGCGCGCTCGGCACGGAGCTGGCGCGCGCACCATGTGCAGCGACACAGCCTCACTGACACACCGCCAGACAGCGGATGAGACCGCCGAGCCCGAAGCCAGCGAGCGTCCCAACGACCGCCCATAAGGCCCACCCGAGCGCGCGTTTCACAGCGCTCTCCCTGGCTGCACAGGAGCGCCAAGGCGAGGAGTTTGGCGCCCGTCTGGCCCTGCGGCCTTCGGCGCTCGTAAATCGCGTCCTATGCGAGCTAATTGCGCCATACGCACGCTGCATATTGGGCACCTCCAGCGCCTGGCATGAAGCTCCCAGGCAACCGCTACCGTTCGGCCGATGTAAATAACCTCATCCGACTCAATATCGCGCCGCGTGTCGCACCCAGGTTCGTCGCAAATGAGGACGAAGGCCGACTTGCGTATGGGCGGCGTCCATGGCAACGAAGCGAGCCCCTCTGACAGTTGCGCCAAGGCGTCCTTGAATGAGACCCCCTGGACTGCCTGGACCAGCGTGAACACGTCGCCTTGCTTGCCGCACGCGAAGCAATTGAACCACCAACCCGAGTCGCGCATCTTCATGCCCATCGACAATCTCTCTCCGCCGTGAATCGGGCATTGAGACCTGAACGACGCGCCGGTCTTGATTCGTTTCGTTTCCGCCGGCAGAAGGCCCGGCATGAAGACGCGATGGCGGATGGTCTCCGTATCTATGTGCGCAGTCACGCGACCTTCCTCCGTCGGCCCTTTCCGCCGTTTAGCAGGGACACGATCGTAGAATGGTCCCGGTCCAATTCGAGTCCTATCTCAGTCGTTGACCATCCGTCCTGTTGCAGCATCTCCGCAACCAGACGCCGCGCAGAAACGTGGCGGGGACAGCGGGACCGCGATTTGATCCACTTCACTCGGACGCCCGTCACGCGCGACGCCATCTGAATTGCAAAATCAGCGCTCATGGTCGAAATGACCTCCATTCCCCCGTCAACGCCGGGGACAGCTTCATACCTGCTTTTCGGCGCTCGACGTACACTGCCGCGCTCGACGGCAGGCACAACTCCGGGTCGCCTGGCTCATGTCCGCGAAGCGAGCACCGTGAGCACCGCGGCAGCTCGCGCGCCAATGCGCGCTTGATGTTCCGCCCGTCAGCCTTGCTGTCGGACGTCGGCTGTCTGGCGCGTGTCTTACGAGCCTTGAGGTTGTGGCAGATGACGTAGACGTTCTGCCGAGATATCCCAATCTCATCGGCGATATGCTGCGGCGTCATGCCCGCCTCAAGACGCTCGTGGACTTGGCGCTCGCGCTCGCTGAGCATGTCGACGTTCATGCCGCGCTCCCAACGAAGAGCCGAATTCGTTCCGGTGGTGGCGGACCGCGGAACTTCGCAACCTCGGCGAGCAAACCCTTGGCCTTCGCGGCGGAGAGATTCTTGACCTTCTCCTTCGGAATGCCCCATTTGATGAGCGCGCCCATTGTGGCGAAGTCAGCGAGCTTCAGCCGCTCGCGTACCTTGGATGTGCGGTAAAGCTTCTGCGCCTGCGCCTTCGATATCTTGGTCGGCAGCCTGTTGCTTCGCAGCCAATCAACCTGCCAGTCGTCTGGTGGATCATTGGACCATGCCGGGGCCAGGCCCTGCGCGACGGGGTCCGAGATGCCGTATGCAGAAAACGGATTGAACGTCTCGGTGCGGGCTCGCACTTCGGCCTCGGCGGCAATCTTCGCCAGACGAATGCGCTCGGCGGACTCCTCCGCGTTCTGCTTCCGTTCGGCATCGGCCATGATCTCGTCGAGCGTCTTTCCGGGCGCCTCCTCCAGCAGCTCCTTGGCACGCTTGCGGATCTTGTCGTTGTACCGGCCGTCCAGGTCAACGGCCGATATCAGGTCGTGTTTGCATGCCCTACCGGTGATGTCGACAATCATGCCGTCCGGCTTCGAGGAGGCGGCAATTGCGGACCGCCTGTCCAACAAATCGCCCAGTTCGCGAATCATGGTTCGGAACACCCGACCCGCCATTTGGATGTAGAACCCACGGCTTTTGGTGGGCCGGGCAATGACGACAGCCCCCAAGCCCGGATCGTCATACCCCTCGCGCAGCAGACCGCAGACGACCAGGAACTGGTACTCGTTGGCTTTGTGCTGTTCCAGCAGGACGCGACGGGTGCCCTTGTCGGTCTTGCCGTCGAGCGAGCGAGCGCAACCGGGGCGGAGGCGATTCAGGCATTGCGCCACCTGGTGTGCCGAACCGACACCGGGGGTGTAAATCAGGGTCCGCCGGTCGCCCACCGTTTCGAATGTCTTTTGGGCGATGGCGGCAACCGACTTGAGTATCTCCTCTTCGGCCTGCTCAAGATTTAGCCCGCCCTCGGCCTTACTCGTGTCGACATTGCCGAGATCCACCGAGTCGACATAGACCGCCTTCGGCACGCACGGCACGAGATAGCCGTTATCGATGCCCCATGCGATCGGACGGGTCGGCCGGACCCAATCGTCAAACACGAGACGCTGGGCCTTCTTGTCGTGCCGCTTCGGCGTGGCCGACAGACCGAGGCGCTTGGCGCACGCGAAATGGTTGACCAGCGCGCGATAGCTGTTCGACGGGGCGTGATGGGCCTCGTCGATGACGACCAAGGAGAACGTGTCTTCTGGCCACCCGGCCAACCGGTCGCCCTTCATCGTCGGCACGGAGCCCACGACGACACGGGAACCGTCGGCGCGGCTGTCGGCTTGCTCCCGACTTACCCATTCGTCATCCAGAGCGCGCCGCAATTCGTTCTGCGCCTGTCCAATTAGCTCGTCGCCTGTTACGACCCACAGGACGCGCCCGTGGTCAACGCCGTCCGCAGCACCTCCGGTGAGCTGGGTCCAGGCGGTCTCGACATCCTCGCGCTGGTACGGCCGCAGGCCCTTGTCCCAATCGCGCCATCCGAGCCAGCGGCGAATGAATGCCGATGCGGTCTTCGTCTTTCCGAGGCCCGTGGCTTGGCAAATGAGCGTTCCGCGGATGCCGCCCAACTTGCGCATGGTCGTGCGCGTCTCGCGGCCCGCGATGCCCGGGATGAGCGTCTGCTCAGGCATGGGTTGGCTCCCATGGCAACGGACATGCGGAATACGGCACGTAGAGCGGGTGCCACGGATTGCCGCCCTTCGACAGACGAAGCGCTCGCATGGCGCCCGCGAGCTTCGATACGACGCGCGCACGGTCGGCGACGGCGGGCCACGCGAACGAGCCCCATGCGGCGATCACGGGTCCGCTCTCGGCGCGGGCCTTTGCGATGAACTCGTCGTTCAGCGGGCCGACCGGGTCAATTCCGGCCTCGGCCGAGTCGACCATGTCGCGCGGGTCCGTCGAGCGAAGAGCGAAGAGATTGACCACCTCGATGCCGTCATATTTCCAGCGCTGCGCGAACCCGATGCACTTCCGGATCGTTGGGTCGTCCTTCTCGGCGCCAGCCGTAGATGGGTTCAGCATCACCCACAGGACTCGCTGGCCAGGTCCCCACGACCGCCAGAGGCGATAACGGTAAAGGCCTCCGTCGCTGATAGTTGCGCCCGCGTTCATGTCCCGCCTCCAAACGCCGCCCACTTCGGGCGCTTACGGTCCGCCACCATTCCGAGGCCCCACCAGCGCCCGCACTCTGTCTTCGCGAGATGGATGGCGAGGACGTCAAAATCCCTGAGGCAGATTGGGCACTCGCCGGTCTGCGGCGGATCCCACTGCATCCTCTGCTTAGTCACGTCGCCGCACATAGGGCAGCGCCAGGCGATGACGTCGCCCGCCTGCGAATGCACAGGGACGACCGGAACGGCGCACAGTTGGCACTCGTCGCTGTCCGCTTCTCGCGTCGCCGCACGGGCGAAGAGAGATGTCTGTTCCGGCCGCCCCATGGCCACTACCCGTGGCGGCGCTTGTTGTGGCCGGGCTGATGACAGACCGAGCAGCGATGCGTCTGCGGCGCATCCTTGTGCGGTCGCTGCGACTGCGCCTTCTTCTTGGCGGCCGTCCTTTTCATGGCGCAGCCTCGATCACGATGTTGAGGCCGTTCTTACCCTCGCCGTTCGGAGGGGTAGGCGGCGCCTTCAGCTCCTCGGGCACGTCCTTCCCGCTCGACTTGGTCACCCAGCCCCGGCCGCCGCAGCCTGTGCAGTCCTTGCCCTTGCCCTTGCAGGTGAGGCATACGGAGTCGGGGCGCATCGCCCGGATCCGGGCCCCAGCCCCCTGGAGCGCCACGGTGACGTCGGCCAGGCTCGGCGCTCCCGCGGTACCAGCGAGCTTCGTCGCCTCGGCAAGCGCCTGCCTGACGTGCTTGTCGATGCCGTCGATGGCGGCCTGGATGGCCGTGACGGACCCGATGAGCGATGCCGACAGCGCGTGACCGTGCGCATTGATGGGCGCCTTGGCAGGCTTTTCGGGTTCGCTCGCCTTCTTCGCCCGCTCGGTCGCCTTCCGCACGGCCTCCGGCGTCGTCCTGTGCTTGGCCGCCACCTTCTCTCGGGCCTTGGTCTCGATCGTCTTTTTCCGTCCCCTGACCGCTTTCTCGGACGGCTTGTCCGCCTTTCCCGGAGCGTCCTTCGCCTCGGCGGCGGACTTCTTCTCATCGGCCAAGATGGTCTTCTTGGCGTCCTCCACCTCCTCGGCCAGGAGGCGGTCCCGCTCCTTCGCGTCGCTGCGGCGCTTCAGGTTCTCCTCGCGCTCGATGCGCCGGGCACCGATGGAGTCCGTCTGAACCACCTTCACCCACACGAACGTCTCCTTGTTCAGGAGGTCGGCGGCGATGCGGTCGCGGCCCGCCAAGAGCACCAGCCCGCCTGACGTCTTGTTGACCGTCGGCGGGCTCATCGCCACGTCCTTGCGGCTCTTGGCCAGCTCGGTGACGTGCGGCTGTTTCTCGCGCTCCGCGATGTCCTTCTTTACGAATGACACCGAGTCAATGCGGACTCGCTTGAACCCCAGGTCTCGGATCTCGCCCGGCTGGAGACTCACGACTCCACCGCCTTCCGCCGCTTCTCGCCCGAACGCGCGCCACCCTTCTTGCCGGCCTCGCGGGCCTCGGCAGATGTGAAACGATGCGCCTTTCCCAGCGCATGGGCAGTCCGCCCCCCCTCGGCCGAGATGACCCTCAGGGCATCCTTGTCCAAGGCCGCAAACCCCCTCCCGCTCACGACCGCGCCCCCGCCATGAGGGCTTCGGCCACGTGACGCGACAGGGCCGCGTTCACGACCTCAGCGGCCAGCCCCTGGGCCAGCCGCAAATCGACCAGCTCCCGATTCCTGGCCGCCCTGGCTTTGGCCAGGATGTCTTGGTCCGTGTCGCCGAGCGCTAGCTCGACACTGTACTTGGACGTGCTGTCCGGAAAATCTCGCATGGCAGCTCCCTTGTGGGAGCCGCGCCTACGCCGTTGTGCCCAGGGACAGAGTCGAACTGTCTACACATGGATTTTCAGTCCATTGCGCAGTCAGACGTTTGGACCGGTTGGCACATCAGCGAGGACGCGGCTCATTGTGTAGAGCTTACTCTCTACCGTAGCCACCGCTGAGGTCAAGAAAAAAATGCAGTCAGGGGGTTGTTTTCGTCTCGGCGAGCGCCATGCCCGCGGCAATCTGCCGCTCGGTGACGTGGGCATAGGTCTTCTTCTCAACCGTAGAGCCAGGCTTGTGGCCGATCCAGTGGGCTCGGAAGGCGTCGTCGCATCCCTGGTCTTTGAGGTGCGTCGAGCATGAGTGCCGAAGGCCGATGGGTCGGATCGTCGGGACGTCGGCCCGCAGCGCCAGCGCCTTGATGGCTCGATTGGGGTGCCCCATGTTCCGTCCGACGATCAGGTCTCGCGGATGCGGGTCCAGCTCGGCCTTTCGGGCAGCGAGGATGCTTCGGAGTCGGCTCGGCAGCGGCAGTACGGCGGGTTCGGCCTTGCTCTTCTTGTTGCGCCTCACCCACGTGCCGAGCACGAGGTCAACATCGCACCACCGGAACCTGTAGACGTCGGACGTGTGCATGCCGGTCCACCACATGACATCAACCATGGTGCGGAAGTCCTCATCATCACAGGCGAGATGGGCGGCCTCCCACTGGGTCAGCGTCCAGTAGTCGTTCCTCGGCCGCGAGTCCGACTTGATGACGACCCAGGGCGGCACCTTGTCCAACCAGCCCATGCGGACCGACTCGGTCAGCGCCATATGCAAGGTCGAGAGGTACTTACGGACGGTCTCGCGGGCAAGCCCACGCCGCTGCATCTCCCGGTAGTATTCGAGAATTCTCGGATAGGTTATCCCGGAAAGCGGCCCGTTGCCGAACCATGCGAGCAGATACTTCGCATGGTTGACGTGCATCCTGCGCGTCCAGTCCTCGCATTCCAGGGCATTGGCCAACAGATGATTGAGTGCTGATCGAAGCGTTGCCATTTCGAACGGAAGTTCAAGTTGCATGCGTAAATATCCCCCCTAAGCGCCCGCGGATAAGACAGGAGCGCTGTATTGTTACGCAAAATCTCGCCGATGACGTGTGAACCATTTCACACTGCCATGGAAACTAGGCTTGTATGGCTACGTGAGTTCCGCTGGCAGTCTGCGTCAATGAAAGGACGGACTGGTCGCCCAAGGCTGCCCCGGCCCTGTGCTCCGCTAAAAAGGACAGTCGTCGTCAGATGGCGCGGGGATGTATTGACCGGCCTTTGGACACGCTTTTCTATCCCAGCACCCATCGCACCAGGGTCCCGGGACAGGTTCCGCAGGGAGCGTCGCCGCCTCGCGCACGTCTTCGAGTATCGACCGGTACTCGTAAGATCCGACCTCGACGACGGGACCCCAGTCCCAGTACCCGTCACGGGCGTAGTAGATGCCGGGTCGGTAGAAGATAAGACCGAGTTTATTTGCGCGGGCGATGCCGGCGGCGTTGACCTGAAGATTCATCTCGGCAGGGGTCACGGGCCACGCGCCGGTCTTCCAGTCGGCGACATTAAGAACGACTGTCTCATTACCGAGTGGAAGCAACGGCCTGGCTAGTCTTTGTGCCCATTCGATATCGAGCCGACCGGCTGTCAGCAGGGCCGCGCCGCCAGCCACTGGCCTGTAGACATGCGGCTCCGGCTCGACGACCTCGATATGACTTCCGTCCTCCCCGAGGCCCCACGCAAGCTCGAAACGGGCATTTGGCGGTGGCGACCATTGCGATGCGAGCAGGTCGAGCCAGCCTTGGAGTTCCAGGTCACTGCTAAAGGGCGACTCGGACATTGAGCGCTGCCAGTCCTCCACGGCGGCATGGAACGATCGGCCCCGCTCCACGCTCACATGCTGGTTGACTAGCTTCCGCACCAACCCATCACGCACCGTGGTCGTGTCGATTTCGCCGACGCCATCCCATGTGGCGAGAAGTTCCCTGGCCTTCGCCGCGATCTCGGGAGGCGGTGGCCGTTTACCGAGCACATTAGGGAACGCGCAGTGACGCTTGAGCGCCGACGCCGACCAGAGCACTTCTACTGCCTCCGAAGTTTCTGCTGCGCCTCGGACAGCATCCGAATGAAGTCCTCCCGATTTGCGTTCGAAGCATAGGCGAATGCGCCGCCCTGACCGAAGTCGAACAACATCACGGCGAATCCGACGCCCGGCAGGCCCTCGGATTTTATCGCGGCGATCAGTTCGTCCATCACGCCAGCGACAACCGTTTGCAGCACGAGCCGATGAGCAACGTCCGACGGCGACTCCATTATCGCCCGCCCCCAATCCGCCCCTCATTCTGCAATTTCTGGACAAGTTGTCCGTATGTCGACGTCCCATGAGCCTGGAGCAGGACCAGCGCCGCGTCTCCCTGTGCTTTCGTGAGGGCCTCAACGGCCTGTACCTTCTCTCCGAAGAAGTCGATCAGCCACAGTTTCACGTAACCCCTCTTGAGCTTGAGCCTGCGAATGGCGGCGGTAATGGCCTCGACGGCGTTCGCGTCGATGGCCTCGCCCGTGTCAGTCATGGCCGGTGTCGTCGTGCCAGGCCCTGGCGTCTGGACCATATGACCCATAGAGATTCCACGGGTCGCCGCCGCCTCGTCTTTTGGGAGCGTCGTTGCCTCCGTGCGCTCTGGTCGCTGCGGATTGGCAACGTCGCGAGCATGTGTCTGTTTGTACTCGCGCTCCCACCAGCGCCGCCAGGCGGGGTCGAACAGCTCGTGGAATATGCCGAGCTGCTTGCAGCACTTCACGAGACAGTCAGATTGAGCCCCCTCCTTTGCGTTCGCGACGGTCATGCCGCCCTGAATCGGGCACTCGCCCGTGGCCTCTTTGATGAACTGGAACTTGCGCGAGCCAGGGGGCCGGACGAACAGCGCCCCAGTCCATGTCATTTCCTTCGGGCCGATCTGGCGGCTCGGAGACGTTGGCACCAGTTTGAATCCGCCAGGCCCGAACGCATCGAGAAGAACATGCTGGTAGTGAATCCACGGCACGAACAGTAGCCCGGCCGGCGGCTTCACCTCGACGAGGGCCGGGTCGACCTTGCGCGCTAGCTTCGCAATCGTCTCGGGCGGCATCGGCTCAGCGTCCTCGGTGAAGTCGATCTTGGGTGGCGCCCCTGGAAGGTCGTTTCCGCCCGGCAACGGTGGCGGCGGATCCTGTCGCGACTCCTGATGCGTGCCTTCGTTCATTGATTGCGCCGTGCTCATTGATGACTCCATTTGCTGGACATGCTGTCCGTCTTCAAAAAATACCCGAGGCCGCGGGAGAGCCTATTTACGACCCAACCCGCGGCCCCGGAAGACCCTTACGCCTCGACCCCGTAAACAAGTTCAGGGTCGCGCTCACAGCGCTCGACATCCCATTCCGGCAATGCCTGCCACTTCCGCGCAGCCTGGGCCGTGCGTAGGGATTCATGGACCGGTTCAACGTACATCGGCTGCTCGCCCTCCTGGAGTTTGGGCGACTGCTTTCTCAGCCATCTTTCGGTCGCGGTCCCAAGCAGCTCGTACGACAATCCCGTCTTCTCGTCACGCCAAGTGTCCAGCGTATCGGCGCCAAGGAGCTGGACGATCCAGTCCCAGCCCGCGGCCTCGGCCAGGGCGCGGCGAATCTCGGTGTTCGTGATGGCCAGATATTCATCGCGCGTATACGACCTTGGCGCGAGGATGACGCGCGCAGGGACACGCGTGCCATGCCATGTGAAGAGTTGCCACCCATCGCGCCATGTGATCGATGGCCCGCTGATGGAGTGCGCACGGGCTTGCTCATCCCTGCCTATCACCGTCGGACGGTCGGAGATGATGCAGAACTTTGCATGCATGTACCGGGGGCCACCATGGATCGCGGCGACCTCGGCGTGCTGCCACTTGTCGTAGACCGGAAGTCCGAGCTTCGCGACGTGCCGGAAGAACGACAGATAGGCCGCCCATCCCGACCACATGTTTCCGCCGTGCCATAGGCGATACCAGTATTGCGAGCAACCGACGAGAAATCTGACGACAGGATCGTCGGCGGCGTGCGTGGCGTCGTGCGTGGCGGCGTCCGTGGCGGCGTACGTGGCGGCGTCCGTGGCGGCGTACGTGGCGGCGTGCGTGGCGTCGCACGTGGCGGCGTACGTGGCGTCGTACGTGGCGGCATCCGTGGCGTCGTACGTGGCGTCGCACGTGGCGTCGCGCGTGGCGGCATCCGTGGCGTCGTACGTGGCGGCATCCGTGGCGTCGTACGTGGCGTCGCGCGTGGCGTCGTACGTGGCGTCGCGCGTGGCGGCGTCCGTGGCGTCGCGCGTGGCGTCGCACGTGGCGTCGTACGTGGCGTCGCACGTGGCGTCGTACGTGGCGTCGCGCGTGGCGGCGTACGTGGCGTCGCGCGTGGCGGCGTCCGTGGCGTCGCGCGTGGCGTCGCGCGTGGCGGCGTCCGTGGCGGCGTACGTGGCGGCGTACGTGGCGGCGTGCGTGGCGGCGTGCGTGGCGTCGCACGTGGCGGCGTCCGTGGCGGCGTACGTGGCGGCGTGCGTGGCGGCGTGCGTGGCGGCGTGCGTGGCGTCGCACGTGGCGGCGTCCGTGGCGGCGTCCGTGGCGGTCGGAGCCTTCGGCGACTGCTTCGGCAACGGCTCCAGCGTCATTGCGCGGTGAACACCATGCTTGGCGACAAATGCCACAGCCGGGCCGATGGCGCCGAGCAGATCGTGCTCCGCTAGATCGCGCCCGAACAGCTCGCAGTGTTTCTTGGGATTGTCGCGCAGCCACCAGACGCCGCTAGCGACTGAGGCCGCAATGGCGCCACCGATGGGAGACGCGCAGAAGACGATCCGGTTCGGAGGCGGCAGATCGGCGGCGCCGTATATGCCAGTTATCGCGGCCTGCATGACATCGCGGTCGCGATCGTCCATCGGGGCTGTGTTGAGACCATTGGCAATCCAGCGGTCGCGCCACGGTTCGAGCTGGGCGCGGTGCTCGTCGGTCAGGCTGTACTTTTTCGTCGTCATGGCAGCTCCCTCCCTTTCCGCTCAGTCCACTACGTTGCGATCGCCCTGGCCGCCGCGCTCACGCAACGGTCGCACCTCGAAATCCCCGGGCACGAACGAGACAGTCTTGTGTCCGCCGGCCTTGCCGTGGGTCAGCTCGGCCGCTTCGGCCAGGCGCAGCCGCGTAACGGCCCCGTCGCGGCTCACCAGCGCGGTCCCGCGCAGGGTGTGCGGATGGCCGCTGCTGTCGCCCGCGAACACGTAGTTCGCGACGGGCTTCATTGCCTTCGCTTCGGCCGGGGCGATCGTGATCTTCTCAATGACCAAGTCGCCTTGGCGCGCATAGATTTCGGTGCTCATGTTTCGGTCTCCTCTTCGGTTTGGTTGTTTTTGGCGGCGTCAATGGCTTCTGTCTTTTCTAACGCCCGACGCGAAATAGACAGGTATTCGAGCATGATGTCGAACTCATCAACTGTCGGCCTTCGGTCTGCGACGAAATCGACCGAGTTCCCAGGCGCCACGGGAAAACGCACCCACCAACGACCGTCCATTTACATTTCCCCCCGAATTATTCTGGAGATGAGCAAAGCAATGCGACGGCCCGCCCATAACTCGAACTCTGGTGCTGTCATCTTCGCGGGGAACGCTGCCAACTCGTGAGCGAGTTCCTTGGCCAGTTCCTCGGGCGGCCTCCGTGGTGGGGCGACGGGCGGTTCGATATGCGGACAGCCGAGGTGGTCTTCGCAAAGGCAGCGTGAATGCTCACCTTCGGTGCATCTGCACTTCTTGTCGCAACGTTCGCACGAAGCTCCGCACCCGAGCCCCGGCCTCCGCCGCTCCCCTATGTCGGGATTTACCGTTCGAGCCTGCGGATGCAACCTCCCTCCCGACCCCTCGCCACACGCCGTGCAGCGCTCGGGATTGCCGGGGGCGAACTCGTGCAGCGTCTCGCGGTGCTCTTCCCCGCCGCCCAACGGTATCGGGTTTCTCTCGATCACCTCCCCGATGGCCTCGAAGTGCTCTGGGCAGCCACTGGGAGAGAGGCCGTGCTCGCACCGATCTCCCACGTCGGGATTGGCCGCCGCTACCTCGCGACACCGACGGTCGATTGCGCGGCCATCACGAACAGAGCAGTCGCCAGGCTCGCATTTGCAAACCTCGGCCCGCTCCCCCATGTCGGACTGAACCGCGGCGGGGTCTGGGTAGTCGGTACCGCCGAAGTCATCGGGTCCGGCCGGCGGCATATCCACCGGCTCGTCGGCCTGGACCGCGGAGGCGCCAGGGCAGTTTCGAACTGTGTGCGCGCCGTCCAGGCCGTCGCAGTGCTTGCAATCGGCGTCGGTGCGCGCGTCGGGTTGGACCGGGGGCGGGGTGGCCGGCGCGTTAGCTGGCACGAAGTACGGCTCGCACGAAATGTGGTCGACGCCATCAACGCACGCCTGGCAACCATCGCCATCACTATCGGCCGGGGGGGCGGATGCGCGAGCCCCGGCCGGCGATTTCTCAGGCCCGGCCGGGGTCGCTTGGTGCTCGGGGGCGGCTGCGAGGAAAGCGAGGATCCGATCGTGAAGCGGTCGCCCGCGCATGAGCAACACGGATCCTAGCGATGCCGGCATGTCCTGCTCGTCCGGATCGGCTACCTCGCGCAGAAGGGCTATTGCCTCAACCTCCCGTCCCATCCCTACGGGGGCGGGGGCGCCGCCATCTTCAACCGGACGCCCGCAGCCATCGCAGACATTCCGGTTGTCGAACGCGGCCAGCTCGCGCTCGGTAGGACTCCAGTTGTGCGGGTCGCTCATGGGTGTAGAGAGATAGCAGTCTCTCTACACGACGTCAAGCGATAAAATGCAGAAAAGAGCAGGGCGGGGGCGACTACGTGATTCCGTTCCGCCAGGTCTTGTCGGCGGCGGGCACGTCGGATTTCCCGGTCAGTCCGTCCGTGAATTCCTGCTCGATGAGGCGAGCCCATGCGTCTGGGATCTTGCGCTTCGCCGTCTTGCTAGTCGTGTACCAGCTCGACACGGTTGCCGGGGAAACGGCCTCGAAAGCGCCGTGGGCATGGGACTGCTCCGCTCGCCGCATGCAGTGGCGGCAATGGTCAGCGGCCCATGCTGCAATCGAGCCCCAACGCGGGTCCGATAGCACGGCGGCGACGAATGGGTGCCCCCCGTGTTGCGTAATCCCGGCGGCGATATGGGCCCGGCCCTCGCGGCTCATTCCCTGTGTAGCATCTCGCATTTGTGTAGCGAGTATGTTAGGGTCTCCCCCGGTGCGCAAGTGCAACTCGGCCTGATGCAGCTTGAGCTGGCCCGACAGAAGCCGCCTTTCCGAGTCGATATCGGCGAGCTGGCTTTCGAGCTGGGCGATGCGTTCGCGGAGCTGGTCCGGGGTCACGGCGCCGAACCTAACACATCCGTAGCTGAGGTGCGTAATGACCGGAATGGCGACGATTCAGGACGAGGGGATGAGGCTGTGGCGACTGATAGGGGTCAGGATACTCACCCGCCGACAGGCTGCGCTCGCAATAGCGGTCCGCCAACTATCGGTCGAGACGGCCTATCGACGAATCGGGATTCGCGCCTATGAAATTCATTTATAGGTGCCTCGGATGCGGGGCTAGGATCGCCGTGTCGAGTCCCATTGGTACCGGTACGAGGCTCAACGCGCGCGACTTCATAGAGGATTGCATGTGCCCGCGCGACAGCGCCGAGGCGCATTTCTTGGAAATTGTCGAGCCTCTTAAGCTTTCCGACCTCTCGATCTTCAACCGACGAGGTACGCCGTGAGGGTCGCCATTGTCGGATCCCGCGAGGCTACGGTGAGGGCCAGGAGGCAATTTGGGCACATTCACAGGCTCGTTGGGGCCCGCGGGATAAAGTTCCGCTCGAAGGCCGAGGCCAACTACAGTTTCTATCTTGAGTGGCTTCTCGGACTCGGTCAGATAGCCGGCTGGCTCTATGAGCCCGTGACCCTCTGGTTCACGCCGTGGCCGCCGCCGAAGCCCCGCTCCCCGGCGCGTAAGGTGCAATCACACTCGCGGCCGAAGAAGGCAACGGCATGGTCGGACCCCCGTGCACTCGGACTCACCGGGGTCTCGCGCGGGGTCGTCTCCTACACGCCTGACTTCGCCGTCGACTGGCGCCAGCGACCAACGGAGAAAGACGGGCGCTCCATCGTGGGAGGATACGTCGAGGTGAAGGGCTATATGGACGCGCGCAGCTCGACGGCCATTGCTCGCGCGCGGCGCTACTTCCCGGAGATCCGAATCGACGTCGTGGACGCCAGACAGATGACGGCGCTCAAGCGCCAGGTAGGCGGCATCGTGCCGAACTGGATCCCGTAAGGTGGCGTAAAACGCACTGCCGTGCGCGTGGCGCTACCCTACACAGGGCGGTAGTACGAAGGGGACACTTACGGACGAACGCCTCGCCAGCGCGCTCCTATTGCGTCCGAGCTGATGGGCTACGTCCCTCCCTTCGTATCGGGGGCGGCTGAGGTGTGGCCGCCGATACGGTCCTGCATCTGCCGGAGCTCGCGCAGCCACCCGGCGGTCATGTCGGTTCGCGATCGAAGCTCGCTGCCAATCGCGATGATGGCCTCCGCGAGGTAGCGCTGCGTGTAGTGGGGGCCGAAGTGGTACAGCCGGACGTTGCGGCCGACGCGCATGTGGGCGGGCATCCGGTTGTTCCAGATCATGCGCAGCGTGAAGAACAGGTGCCTGGTCTCCATGTCGGCCGGAGAGACCATCGCGCCGGTTCGTTCGCGCCACTTCCATCCGCGCGCGATGCTGCCCTCTTTTGCAAGGGCGGTGACCTCCACGAGGCTGCCGGCGCCGCTCACTTGGGGGCTCCGCTCGTGCTGGCCTTGCACTCGACGCACCTGGCGCGCGAACCGCCCCAGCTCTTGGCCTTGTGCCCGCACTCCAAGAGCACGGTGTCGGCCTGGAACATGTTGAGGTGCATCGTCAAGTTCGAGACCACCTTGCGCAGCGGTGCGCCCTTCTTCTCGGCGCCGAGTCCGCCGGGGCCGATTGAGCCGCCCCTCTTCATGTGACGGTCGCTGATCCACCCCACGGCTACGTCCCTCCCTTCGTATCGGGGGCGGCTGGGGCGGTCTCGGCGAGATACCGATCGCCCTTCTCGGTGATGCCGAAGGTCTGCGAGCATCCGGGCAGCAGCTCGACGTAGCCGAGGCTGGCGAGCACCTTCGCTACGTTTAGGTCGCCGCCGAACAGCTTGACGGGATCGTCATCTGCGCAGAGCCGCAGGATCCGAACGCACCCCCCTGGCAGACCGCGCTTGGCGCCGCTCACTTGGGGGCTCCGGTGGGGGTGGTGCTGAGGGGCGAGGCCGGACCGTGCTCGTCGAGCAGAGCCGACACTTCATCCTCAATCAGGTTGAGCAGCATCGTCGACCAGCCTGCGAAATGAGCCTCGTGGATTCGCCGTAGCAGGTCCAACATCGCCGCCTCCCCCGTCGGCTTAGCAGCGCTCACGGCTGCTCCGTGGGGGTGGGGGCGATGAGTTCCCCGACGCCAATGCCAGCAGCGATGGCGACGGCGGCAATGCAGATTGTGATTCCGACGGCGACGATGATCATGGTCTATCTCCTCGTCTCATGGGGTGGCCTGATTCCGCCGCGCCCGCCCCGGTCGTGCCGGGGCCAGCGTCGTCTTGTGGGCTGTCGGGCTACTCTTGCGCCGCCGCGTCCGCGATCACGTTGTGGCACTTCGTCCGCGCGGCCTGGTTGCCGCGCAGGGCTCGTTCGCAAATTGCTACCTGCTCCGCGTCGCCGGCCTCGCCGGCCTCTCTCTGGAGCTGGAGAATCTGCGCGTCGGTCACCTGCTCGCCGTTGTCACCGGCCACAATCCCCTCGATCGTCGTCGCGTTGGTCATCGTCGTCTCTCCTCGTCTCGTCTCCGGCCCCATGCCGTCGACTGGTGAATTCTAGGATATCTGTCCAGGAAATTGGGGTCTCATCAGCGCCGGCCCTACCGGCGGACGGGCTTGCGCCCGTTTCGACCTCAGGTGGGGATTTTGTCGAGCAACTCCCCGGCTTTCGTCTCCAGCGCCACGCGCTCATCGGTGTGGGCGATGTCGTGGGCCACGTCTGTCAGCCCCTGGACGAGGCCCCACACCGTGCGCGGGTTGTAGCTGCGCGGGTCGGACTGAGCCGCGTCGTACGCGGCGCCAGCTACCTTGGTCGTGAAGCCCCGGGCGCGCAGCCAGTCCTGGACGTCGGCGCGCGACTTGCCGACCTCGATGGCCTTTGCCGAGCGGATGGTTGCGGCCATGGACGCGGTCGAGGACTGCGCGTAGGCGTTGAGCTGCGGTACGGCGCGCGCCACGAACCGGTGCGGCCCGCCCGACGTATGGCGGATGGCGAGCTGCCGGAAATCGCGCTGACCCCAGATGATGCGGTTATCGCAGACGTAATCGTACGTGAACGTGGCGATCCCGAACGTCGCGGATCCGACCTCCGAATTCCAGACGTAGACGCCGCGCTTGATGGACTCACCATCGACGTCGATGGTGGATTCGTTGACCAAGAACATGAACACGTCACGGTCACTGGCGTAGAGGGTCGTGGCACGCTTCGGGTCGCGAGCCGAGTAGGTCGCGGACGGCACGCGCCACCTGGTCAAGTCGACGTTGTCGCGCACGGCGCGGACCACGTCCGCATCCCAAATGCGGCCATAGGTCGGCGAGGTGAGGGCAGACACCGAGACGTGTCCATTGCGCCGGATGAGCAGTTTCGCATCGTTGCCCTCGTCCGAGGCCGTTTCATGGCGCTCCATGGACCATTGCAGCGGAATCGCGGCCAGCTCGGCGGGGAGGGAGCGGAGGTATCCGGCCGGAGCTTTGGCGCGCTGGCACAGTTGGCCGAAGCTCCAGTGCGTGAGCTGCGCCCCGAGCCCCACACCATCGGTGAGCGCCATCTCGCCATCGGGCAGGGGGCAGAGCTTGAGCACGTCGAGCGCGACGGACCGCTCCGAGCATTCCGCCTTACGGGCCTGGACCCGCGCGTACAGGTCGTCGACCGAGAGAAATCGCTGGTCATCGGGCCGAGTGGCCCATTCGTTCGAAGCGCGCATGTCATTGCTCATTGGCGTGTCCTTTCGCTGCATGGTTGCGATGGCTCAATCTGGCCTCGTCAGGTGCCGCAAACACGGCACGACGCGGGCGGACCCGCGTTTCGGCCTACTTGTACTCGGTCTTACGCTCGTGGCTCTTCACTGGCGAGCCGTCGGCCCACGCGGCCACTCCCCCATGACCCGAGCAGGCTCCGCGCTTCTCGCCGGTCGGATGCCAGTAGGTCTTGCCATCGCGGCACGTCGCCGTGAGGATTTTGCCGTGCTCGTCCTTCTGCGGCTCGGCCCCGAGGGCCGGGAAGGCGGACAACGTGGCCAGGAAAAGGGACGCGACGATGACGATTCGGTTCAGCATGGGGTAGCTCCTTTGTTAGAAGGTCGACAGAGGTTTACGGACAAAGAACACGGCAAAGGCTGAGCAGGCTCCCGAACCAGACGTTCGGACGATGGGGAGCGCGAGGATAGGTTTCACGGGCTCTCCCTCAGTAGCCGAGGATGGCCTGCACCTCGGCAACGGTGCTGGCGTAGTCAATGATGCTGGCCTCGGCGCCCCACACAGTGCCAAACGAGACGATGCGCAGGATCCCATCGGGCATTACGTCGACCCGCACGACACCGTGGGAGCGGATCCACTCAATCAGCCTCTCCATCCCAGCGCTTGTCATGACCAGTGTCTCTACACATATCATGCCATACTCTCTACACGGAGTCGACCCGAGCGAACCGCGGCCTAGTGACGCACCGAGGACAAGGAACTGTGTAGAAAGGGTGGCAGTAGCCGCGTAATGCTCTACACAGATAGCGCAAGAGCTTACGCACCCAATCCGCCGGCCCCGACTCGAAGCACGGTCGCGTCAGTGCATCAGCAGGCGAGTTGGCGCGATAGGTCGGCCAACCCGGCAGGCCAGATTCCCACCCCCTAGCTCGTCACGCAGTCTCGCTCTAAGCTCCCTGTATGAACGCGCGCGTGCGCAAGCTGCGGCAGTGGTACACGCCAACGGAAGTGGCCAACGTCCTGGGGCTCACCAGGCAGCACGTCTGCCAGCAGGTGAGGGAGGGACGCATCCCAGCGATTCAGACGGGGAAGCGAGCCTGGCACGTCACCAGGGACACGGTGCTGAGCCTCGCAGAGGAGAGACTGGGCAAGCAGGCTGCGCGGTACCTCGAAGCAAGCCAGCGCCAGCCAGCTACTACTACACCGAGAAGACAAGACGCCGCGATACCAGGTAGAGCCGGAAAGTAACTCGCTCGCCACATCCCAGGGGCTTCTCCCATCCCCCTTCCTGGACAGCCTGTCCCGCAATTCGCCTCCACGATACTGGACACGCCGTACGTGATTCCGCGCACTTAGCTCGTGACGCAACGTGAGAAGTGTTCCCAAACCCCCGGGGAAATGTCCGTCATACTGGACGCAGGCGCGCAGTTCCCAAGCCCTGGTCTCCGCACCAACCGAACGCCTCGCGATTCAAGGCGCGACTGGCTCCAGCAATTACGCGCACTTACGCTGCTAATGTTCCACGGACGCAACCCGTGCTGTCTGGCGTCAACGTAATAGCTCAATGATTACGCATATTTTGGCCACGTTGTCCGATAATATCCCATTATGTCAACTCGGCGCTGTGTGTAGCCTGGCTTACGTTGACTGGGGGGCATGATGGGGTGGGGGAAAGAAGGGCTCGCTGATCCCAGTGTATTTGGCTCCCAGGTAATTTTACCCTCCCGTGAATCCTTTCTACACACCGCCCATCTAACCGCCCATGCCGACGAGCTGGGCCGAATGGAAGTCGCGGGAGATGCTCGAAAAGTGGGGCGGTCTTTCGGAAGACCCCATCAGGCGTTTTGTCGAGCAGGCCATCCGCGAGACCATTGAGAAGTGCGCCCAGGAGGCCGAACTGTCGCGTATCAGCGCTGGGTTTCGGTGCCCAGCTAAGGCAGGCCCGGCGGACGCCATCGGTTACGCGGTTGGCTCAGCCGCACACGCCAGGCGGCTGGCGGCTTCGAGTGGCGTATCCGCTGGCGAGCAGGGGCCTGGGATGCTGGGCCATGAGGTGGCGGACAGGGTCGAGGCGGGATTCAGCTTCAAGTGCGCCATCTGCCGCGAGACGCATGACTTCGGTCCCAATGCCATCGGCTCATGCCCGAACTGGGGCAAGCCTGGCTATCCAGAGCCGTAAGTGTCGGCCTAGGCTCCGAGCCTTCTGACTGACGCAGCGAAGGCGAGCCCGAACGACACGCTCGATGTCGACTGCAACACCTCGCTGTCGAGTCGGACGCGCTCTTGGTCGCCGTGGCAGCGGGCGACGAACACGACCTGGAGAAGCGCTTGGTCTTTCTCTTCGGTGAAGCTCTCCACGGGGGTTCCGCAGACAGCGCATGTCGGCCTGCTCTTCAGGTGCTTCGCTCCCACGCCATCCCTCCGAGTTGATTCCGGTCTGCTAGGTGCCGCGCCCGCGACGAAACAGGCCAGCCGCATAGGCGATGGTGGCGAGGCTGATGGTCACGCCGATGATCAGCAGGCCGATCGCCGACCGAATCGAACCGTCGCTCACGGCATCCTCCCGTGCTTGTCGAGCAGGGCGCTCCACTCGTCGTAGAAGTCCGTCGCCTTCAGGGCGCCGCTCACCGCCACATCCGCGCGCCTAAGCATATCCAGCATGGCCGGAGCGTCCGCGATGAGGGCGGCGTCGGCATTGCTATGCGCGTAGATGTATTCGGCGTCATTGGAGCATCCCAGGATGTCGGCGCCGCGGGCGTCCTTAAGCCCTGCGGGATCGACGAATCTGCTCTCCGACGGCGGCTTCCATTGCCACGGACCCGGGCTCGGCTTCTCGTCGCTCATTGTCTCGTCTCCCAGCGCTGTCCGCGAAGCTCCATTAGGCGACATTCGTCGATGACGATGCCGTCGACCACGAAGCCGCCGAGCTTCAGATGTGCCCGGTCTACCGTCCCCTGTCGGTAGCCGAACAACCCTGTTGACCGCCCAAGCCAGCGCTTCGTCAGTACCTTCTTCGCCTGCCGCTTCGTCATTGCAAACTCTCTACACTGGTCTCACCCGGTTTGCAAGGCGGCCTGCTCATTTGAGCAGTCGCTGTTATGTGTAGGGGGTGCATTCCTGCGGCGTTGAGCTGCGCCCGTGCCCCTACACGGCCTGTCGCCATCACCTTGCGAATGGCGAGGGGGAGAAGTTCGCGCGCCGACAGGACTGCTCCGAGAGCTGCTCGCTCGACGTGGCCGAGAGGGGCGGCGCGACGCTGGAGACGGTCGGCAAGATTCTGGGCCTGACCCGCGAGCGCGTTCGGCAGATCGAAACCCGCGGCGTGAGGCGAATCGGCCGCCTTCTGGAGCACGCGCGATGAGACCAGAGTCCCCAGGGCTCACAGCCCTTCGAGAGGCCGTCTTGCGTGTTCAGGTGCGCGCCGTCAAGGCGGCCGAGAAGGCCATGCTCGAGCAGGGCGAGGACGGATACGACGGCTCGGGCGACATCCCCTGGGAGAAACGCTCAACCCGCGTCGCCATCGGCGTGATGCTCGCGGCGAAGGCGAGCGAGGTCATCAAGGAACAGGCGCCGACCAATGTCCCGTCGTTCGGCCTGCTCGTGATTCGTGACCGCATCGAGAGCAAGGAAGAATGGGAGCGGCTCGCTGCCGAGGTCGATGCCGGGCCGAAGGTCATCGAGGCGAAGGTCGTGAGTGAATTGCCGGACAGCCTGTCCGGAAAGGATGAATAGCCATGTGCTTTATCTCTATGGTGATGGACCACTACAGCACAACGTTCCCGCAGCAACAGCCTACGTGGACCGTCACGTATGAGCCATCTGAGACCGAGCGCCTACGCAAGCTGATCGACGAGTTCAAGGAGGCCGTGGAGGCTGCCAAGAAACTCGACGTTCTGACGAATCAGCCTGACTGCGTGGACCCCGAGAAGGCTAAGCTCGAAGAGCGCGTCGCGGAGCTGGAGAGGCAGCTCGCGAAGGCTTGGAAGCCGCGCAGGCGCCGCAAATGAAGCTCTCCCACGCTGCCGAGATGCTTCGCGGTCAGGTCATGGCGATGAGCGACCGTGTGAAGCTCATTCAGCCCGACGATGCCGACCTGGAGGCACTGATTGCGCTCAGCATGGAGGCCGCGAAGCTCGTGGACGAAATCGCGGCCGTGGCGACCGGGAAGAGGCCGAAGGGGTGACGCTCATTCTGACCAAGGCGCCGCCGCAGGAGCGCCAGGGGATGGACCCGGCGGCCAAGATCGTGCGGCCAGGCGGGCAACCGCCGCTTGTCATGCCCCACTGCCGGCGCTGCCGTGTGCCCGTCGAGACGTTCACCATTGACCCGATTTCGAGCTGGTACTACCTGGGCATCGACGCCACCTGTCACGGCAAGACGCGCGGAATTAAGGTCCCGGTCGAGCAGGCGATACGAGACGGCCTCGTTTGGATGTTCTGAGCCATGGGTAACCTGCGTTCATTGGACGGCCGCGAAGTCTTCTGGGAGGCGCTCCCACGCCAGGCCGTCGCTCTTTCGTGCCCAGCATTTGAGACGCTATTTGGCGGGCAGAAGGGCGGCTCAAAGAGCGAGTGCGTCATAGCGAGACCGTCGGCGCTGCTCGCGCGCGCTCACGAGAAGTACAAGGCGACCGGCATCAAACAGGAGCGCTGCCGCATCGTCATCTTCCGCAAGAACCTGAAGCACCTCACCGACCTCATCACGCGGGCCAAGGAGATTTATGCGAAGCTGGATCCCGGGGTTGGGGCGAACGGCTGGAACAAGCAGGACAAGAGGTTCACGTTCACATCGGGCGCGTTTGTCGAGTTCGACCACCTCGACGGCCCCGATGATCACCAGGGCTACAACGGCCAGGAGTTGCGCGGCGTCTGCATCGACCAGTGCGAGGAGATTCCGTTCGAAGTCGTGCAGTTCCTGAAGGCGCAGGTCCGCACTTCCGACCCCGACTACAGCGACCTGCTGTTCTTCTTTCTCACGGCCAACCCGGGCGGCAAGCATTCGCAGTGGGTGAAGGACTATTTCGTCAAGTCCTGCCCGCCCAACAAGATCGTAACGTCAGAAATCACGCTCCGCGACGGGCGAAAAATGACGACGACGAAGGCGTTCATCCCGTCGTCGCTGAAGGACAACCCGTACCTGGACCGGGATGGCCTCTACGAGGCGAATCTCCGCACGCTTCCTGAGCACATGCAGCGGATGTACCTCGACGGCGACTGGGATGCGGTGGTTGGGGCGTTTTTCTCGCACGTTTGGCGCAAGGACATCCACGTCATCCCGTCTTTCCCCATCTCGGCCTCATGGGAGGTCAAGGGCGGTCTTGACTGGGGCTCGACGAACCCGGCCTGCGCGCTCGTCGGAGCGCGGGACAATGACGGTGACGTCTATGTCATCGACGAGAAGTATGGTCCCGGCGTCACTGGACGAACCTTCGGCGAGAAGGTGGCCGACATGATCGCGCGGCAGCAGTGGAGCAACGACAAGAAGTGGTCGCTCGACGACTTCTACTGGATGGTCGACTACCACGCCTTCTCGAAGCATGGAGCTGACGGCATGTCGCCCGGGCAGGGCCTCATGGCCTCGGGCCTCCGGCTGTTCGATGCAAACAAGGACAGGTTGGCCGGAAATGAGCAGGTGATGGAGCGCTTGCTGCTCAGGGCGAGCGGAAAACCGCGCCTCTACATATTTGGCGACCGCTGCCCGAACCTGGTCAGGACCCTCCCCTCGCTGAGGGGAGATCCGCACAGGCCGGACGACGTCGACAGCGACCAGGACGACCATGCATTTGACTCGCTTAAGTATCTCCTTCTCGACTGGCCGATTGGGTCCGAGCGAAAGCAGGACTCTCGGGACGCGGAGGTGGAGCGTTGGTTGAAGATTTCGCGGCAGCGGAAGCGCCAGGAGACGTCGGAGTCCTATTTCCAGTCGGGGTATGACGGATGACAAATACCGGTTCCAGCATGGGCGGCAGTGCCGGTTTTCGCGGCACGGAAGACTCTGACGGCGGCCAGTTCGTCAGCATTGGCAGCCCGCGGAGGCCGCCCACTGCGGAGACGCCCGGACCTTCGGAGGCCGTCAACCTGGCAACCGTCTTCACCGACAAAGAGCTTGAGAAGATGGGCGGTCGCTGTATCGACGACTACGAGTCCGATGTACGCAGTCGGGCGCCGCGGATGAAGAAGATCGCAGAGGGCATCCGTCTCTACGCCTCGGACATGCGCCCCAAGAGCTTCCCGTTTCAGAACTGCGCGAACGTGAATCTCCCGACGCTGACGGCGCCATGGCTCCAGGTGCATGCACGGCTATTCGACATGGTGTGGCCGGCAAATGGCAAGGTCATTCTGTCCGCGCCGACAAACCTGGAGGACAAGCCACGCGCCGATGCCACGGAGCTTTTCGCCAACAGCTACATTCGCACACGCATCCCCGAGATGGGTCCGGGGCTCGACGACACCATGTATCAGACCGCCGGATTCGGCTCGGCGTTCCGGCGAACCTACTGGGATGCGCACGAGGGCCGAATTCGGTCGGACTACATCCCCATTCAGGACTTCGTTGTGGCCCATTCGGTCCGGTCGCAGGACCCCTCCATGCGGGACGTACCTCGGTACACGATGGTGCAGCACCTGACCATCTTCGACCTCGAAGCCTATGCGGCCGATGGGGTCTACGTGAACGTCAAGGGCATCCGCGCCTCTGACCGCGAGGCCGTGGCATCGGATGACCAGGTGAAGCAGGTCGTCGAGCGCGTGGACGGCGTCTCCGGCACCGAAGACGACTCGGACGAGGACCGGCAACGGCAGATCTTGGAGATGCATCGGGTGTGGCGCATGCCCGACCGCAAGGGAAAGAATCCGCTCTTCGACGGCAAGGCCCACCCGGTCATGATCACGCTCGACGCATCGACCAAGCGTGTCCTGCGGTTCGCTGTGCGCGAGGAGGACGACCCGGCCGATGCGAAGCGGTTTCAGCGACAGTCGCAGGCGTTCGCCGAATTTCAGGCCAGGCTGTCCGCATATGAGGCCCAGCTCCAGGAGATTGACCGCGTGCTCTCCGCGGCTGAGCAGCTCGGTAAGACCGTGCCGGTTGACCTGCCGATACCGCTCAAGCCCGCCGAGGTGAAGTCGCCGAAGCCGCAGCGAAAGCGAGAGATCGCATTCTTCACGCACTACCGCGCGTTTCCGTCCGAAGGATTCTATGGGCTCGGGTTCGTGGACTTCATCGGGCCGCTGGCGAAGGCGGTCAACACGATCATCAATCAGCACATCGACGGAACGACGCTGAAGAACGCCAAGCCGGTGTTCATGAGCCGGAATCTACGCACCCAGCGCGGACCAGTGAACATCCAGCCGGGTGGTGTCATCGAGGTAGACGGCTCGACGCAGGCGATGAAGGACGGCATCTTCTGGATGGACCCGCCGCCCAACGATCCGACCACGATGCCGCTGGCCCAGATGATCGCCTCGTCGGGCGACAAGATTGCCGGCTCCGGGGACCTGATGTCGGGCGAGACTTCGGGCGCAAACCGGACCGCGAAGGAAATCCAAGTGCTGAATGCCCAGGTCATGGCGGCCATCACCGTTCTGGCCCGCAGGGTAAAGGAGGCGCAGAAGCACGAATTCGACAAGATGTGGCGCTGCTGGTCCGTGTTTCTGGAGCCAGATGATTTCGACGTGCTCGACGAGTCCGGTCAGCCCAAGACCGTCAGCCTGACGCCGGATATGTTTCGGACGGACGCCCATGTGGCGCCGGCCGCCGATCCGAGGCTCAAGTTTGAGCGAGTCGAGGAGCAGACCGTGCTCTATGGCCTCGTCGTCAACAACCCGTTCCTGATGCAGTCTCCAAACGGACCGGCGCTGATGAAGATGGCGACCGAAGACCTGTTCAGGGCGCATGGGGCCGAGAAGTACGTCCCTCTGATCCCGAGCCCGCCCCCGCCGCCTCCTCCATCGCCGCCAAAGCCACCCTTTGAAGAGGAGGCGGGATGGCTGCGTACGCAGGACAGTCCGGTACATCCCGATGACAACGATCTAGAGCACATCAATAGCCACAAATACTTCGGCGAATCCGCGGCCGGGGCCGTGCTCGATGCAACGGGGAAGCAAATGCTAGAGCGACACATCCGCGCCCACACCGCGCAATGGTGGGAGAAAGCCAACGGCGGCGGCCCGCAGCCGGGGTCGGCGCCCATGCCACAGAACCAGGGGCCGCCGATTCAGCCGTCGCACCACGCGGGCGGCCCCAAAGGTGCGCCGCCGGCTCCGACCGGCCCGACCCTGGGAGCGCCGAGATGAGTCTCTTCGACGAAGCGAGCGAGGAGGAGCGCGCGTCGTGGCGCAGCCATCCCATGACCGCCGCGTTTCTGTCCTGGCTCGACGAGCGGTTCAATATGCTGGCTGACTCGGCGCTTGCGGCGGTCCGCGCTGACCGCGCAACGGAGACCAAGATAGCCATCGGCCACCTGGACGCCATTTCAGCGATCCGGGCGGCCGTAGCGCCGCAAGCCGCCGGCGACGCCATGAGTGAGGACGAGTTCGTTGACCCCGCTGCGATCTGGAGAAAATGATGAAGCCCAACGTACTCGCGAAGGACGAACTGCCAGGCGCCGCAATCGGGGAGCGCGTCCTTCTGTTGCCCGATCCACCCCTCGCCGAGAGTGATTACGGACTGATTATCCCGGAAATCGCCCAGTTCCGCCCGTCGACCGGCATTCTCCTGGCCGCCGGACTCAAGGCCCTCGACAGGCTCCACGACAACGGCATTCAGATCGGCGACGCCGTTATTTGGGGGCGATTCGCGGGTGTCATATGGGAGTGGGACCACCTCCATGAGGATGGAGTGGCGCCGTGCCCGGAACACTCCTGGTCTCGCATGCCGTCGCCCCGTGACCGCGTTGCCGCGCACAAGTGTGAGCTGTGCGGAGCGGTCCGCTGGGTCGAGTGCGTGATTTTGGCCAACGTGGACGACATTCAGGCGTCGGTCGGCCTCGGCCAGCGTCTTCGCTCGGGCGTCATGCGCGTGACGAAGGCGCAGACCGCCGAGGGCATAACCCAGCACATCATCGAGAGAGAAGGAGCGTAGCCCATGGGAATCCTCGCCGAAATGAACGACTCGGACGACGTTGCCGACGACGCCGAGCAGGACGATCCCGGCAAGGGCGAAGTCGAGACCAAGGACAAGACGCCGGAAGACAAGCCGGAGCGAGTGGCGCTGCCAAAGCCCACGACCAGCCGCCGTGGCCGGGCGGCCGAGACATTGTCGGCAATGGAGAAGAGGCTGAATGACCTCCAGAAGACCGTGGGAGATTCGACGGAGCGCTACCAGCGTGACTTGTCGACGCGCGACGTGACCATCGCGGAGCTGCGTGGACGTATTGCCGCAATGAGCGAGAGGCCGGCCACGCCCGTGACTCCTGCGCCGAAGGCCGCCGAGCTGAGGAAGCAGGCGCGCAAGGCACTGGACGGCCAGGACTTCGACGAATATGAGCGATTGACCCACGAGGCGTCCGTTGCCGCCATCGAGGAAAAGTACGGCGAGCGCCTGTCGCAGCAGGCGGCCCAAGCCCCCGCTCCGGTGCCATTTCCCGTACAAGCTGTCCTGAATAGCTTCCCTGACGTGCTGGAGAGGCCGGATGGCTTCAGGAGGGCGATCCTCGAAGACCAGCGCCTGGCCCTCGACGGCGTCCCGGACGGTCCGGCGCGGTATAGGCAGGCGTTCGAGATTGTCCGCGCCCAGATCAAGCCGGCCAACGGCGGCGGCGGCAAGGAAGGCCTGCGCGGCATTCTCACGGCGACACCTACGGCCAGAGCGGCCAACGGCTCCGCTCCCGGACCGGGGGTAAATCTCACCAAGTATGAGCTTGATGTCGCCAAACGATGCGGCATGACTCCAGAGGAGTACGCGAAGTTTCTCGTTGAGGGGAAGCCGGACCGACTCCAAGGCGAGTGATGCCGAAGAGCATCGCCCAGGGCGACCTGTCGCGCGCCTCGAATGAGGAGGAGCTGAAGTCTCTCGTCAGTCTCCTGCGGTCATACTGCGCCGACGAGTATCGCAAGCACTACCTGTTGACCACGGCGGCGACCGGCGCGTTCGCTACGATCTGGTCAGCGGACATGCCGTCGACCTCGGTATGGCGTGTAAGCGTCGACATTACGGCGCGGGCAACGAACAACCTGGGCCGCGCCACATACACCCGAGTGGGTCTCTTCTTCCGTGCCGGCGGCGCGACAATTCAGGTGGGCGCAACGACTTCGCTCGTGACGATTGAGAACCCGGTGACGTTCGACGTCTCATTGTCGGCGAGCGGTAACGGCGTCCGAGCGCAGGTGCAAGACGACGGGGTACTGACCGTGAACTGGATTGCACTGGTCAGGATCGAAGAAATTTAGATTTGACAGCCGTCGCGTTGTCTGCTGTCATTTAGTCGCAGGGCTGAATCCCCCTTCGGAACAACCGATGCGGTGAGCCCGATTCCGAATTCCCCTTTGGCATCCCGGGCCAATGAGGTGAGACGAGGGAATCGAGGTCTCCATTGGCCAATCCCGAACCGCCGAAGGTAGTCCCGCCCCGCAATGACCCCAAGAAGGTCGAGGTCTACGCGGTCAGTCGCGCGAGCCAGTTGAATGGCGAGGACCCAAACTTCCACTACGAGTGGAAGGCGCTGGACCCGAAGAACCCCAGCTATCACGGGCGCTACGAGCGCCGCCATGAAATTGGGGACAACGAGTCCGGATTTGCCACCTGCGAGCCCTGGCAGTTCGTGATGAGCAACGAGGGCGTGACGCAGGGCCGGCCCCGCGACGACATGGGCAAGCCTGTCGACACGGCAATGCGGCACGGCGACCTCGTACTGATGCGGACGACGAGGGAGAACGCAGCGGTGTATGAAGAGATCGAACGCCGCAAGGACGCCGCCAAGTCGCGCCGGATGGCGTCGGACAAGTCGTCCGGAAATGGCGCGACGCAGACGTTCAAGTTCGGAGCCGGCTTCAACGGCTCGCACACAGATCTTCTCAACCTGGGGGCATAAAGCCATGGCCAACGTTGCAGTCGCAGGATTTCAGCCAATTCGTCGCTCGGGGGGCGGAAATATTACATATCGCCGCGCCCGCGTCCTCAGCAACAACACGCTTGCGATTGCGCTGTTCGATGCGGTCGTGATCGACGCGAACGGGGACACGCTCCAGGCGAGCACGACCACCACGGCCGTCTCGTCGGTGTCCAACGGGGCGAGCTACGTGGATGCCACTGGCGTTCGTGTCTCGGCCAAGTCCCTGCCCGCGGCGACGGTCTACAGCTCATCGGGCAACACGCCCGACAACGCGAACTATGTGTTCGTTGTCGATAACTCGCTGGAGGTCGACTACATGGCGTCGGTATCGAACAGCGCCATCGCCATGACCGACATGAACCTGAACTACCCGTTCATCGTCGGCACCATCACGAACGGCATCTCGGGCATGACGCTCAACGCGACCGGCCGCAACACCACGGCGACCATTCCGTTCCGCGTGCAGGACTTCATCTACTCCGGCGACTCCGACCCGGACCTCATCGATTGTCACGTCGCCTGCAAGATCAACGCGGGCATGTGGGAGCCGGCTCTCGAAAGCAGCGGAAGCCTCGGGTCGTAAGGAGAAATCATGGACATCAACACAGCACAGCTCTGGGGCGCCGTCGAGCCCGTTGTCCGCAAGTTCTACGGGCTCGGCCTCAAGGGAAAGCGCAAGGCCGAGTTCTCACAAATCTTCGAGGTGTCGCAGGGCAAGGAGGCCGTGCGACACTCGATGGAATTCGGTGGCCCTGGCCAGCTCCAGCTCAAGAACGAGAATGCCCCCACCGCCGGCCTGAACATCATACAGGGGCCGAACAAGACGTGGCAGTACGGCGTCTATGCGGGCGCCATCACGATGTCGTACGAGCTGGCCCGTGACGTCAAGTACCGCGAGATCAAGACCGTGGCGTCGTCCCTGGGGCGGTCGACCAGGCTGACGCCGGAGTATCTCGCGGCGCAGTTCCTCGACCGGAGCTACAACACGTCGTTCCCGGCCACCGCGGACGGCAAGCCACTCTGCTCGACGAGCCACCTCGTGGTCGGCACGAACTCTTCGACCGGCGTCAATGCGCTGTCGACGGCGGCGGCGATGTCTGAGGCGTCGGCCGAGGACATGCGGACGCAGGTCATGACCCAGTCCGGTCCAGACGGGATGATCAACCCTGTCATGATCGAAAAGTGGGTCGTTCCGGCGGCCCTGGCGGTGACGGCGGAGAAGCTCTCCCGGACCAAGCAGACCATCGGGTCGGCGAACAACGACGTCTCGGTGGTCTCTGGGACCGACTACCAGGTGTTCCGCTTCCTGGGCAGCAACACGCGCTGGTTCGGGGAGACCGACGCCGACAACGGCCTCTGGTGGGAATGGGACCAGGAGGCGCAGTTTCTGGAGGACAACAACATCTCGGTCCTGAACCGCACCTACGTCGCCTTCTTCCGGGCGCGCTGGGGCTGCGACGACTGGCGCGGGATTTTCGGTTCGAACGCCACGTAAGGAGCGCACATGGCACTCACGGCATTTCCTGGCGGCGCGTCGAGCTTCGGCTTTCCGCTCACGCCCGCGCAGCAAGCTCAGTACTGGGGCGGGGGGCCGGTCTACTGGGTCGGCAACCGAGCTGGCCTCCCGGCCTCGGATGGTTCGGCCTCCAATAAGCCGCTCTCGACGCTGTTCGGGTCGAGCGGCGGTATCGTCAAGATCAATGGCGCAATCGGCGGGACCATCTTCGTGCTGCCGGGGCATGTCGAGAGCATCGCGGCCTCCACGAGCCTCACGACGCTGGCGCTCGCGGCGGCCACCGGGTGGAACATCATCGGGCTCGGCAATGGCGCGCTCCGTCCGACGTTCAACTGGACGGCGGCGGCCTCGGCGTTGCTCATCAATCAGGCGGGCTTCTGGTTCCGCAACATGGTGTTCAACCTGAACGCCACCGCGGCCACCGTCGTGACCGCGGCCATCACCCATTCCGCGGCCGACTGCGGGATGGACTCCGTGGACATGCTGCCGAACACGTCGGCGACTCAGCTCACGACCACGGCCATCACCGCGGCCTCCGGGGCCACCAACCTGACGTACAAGGACGTCCGCATCTTCGGCGAGACCTTCGCCACCAACCCGACGGACATCTTCACGACCACGGCGGCCGTCGACAAGCTGACCCTGTCGCACTGCCAGTTCAACGTGGCCCTCAATGCGACCACGGGCGGCGCGGTGAACCTGGCCAACGCGCCCACCAACGTCCACATCGAGTTCTCGACCTTCATGAACAAGATCGCATCGAGCACGGTGGCGGCAAAGTCGAGCGCCAGCACGACCGGCAACATCAACGACTGCACGCTCAACATCACCAACGCGACGGGCGCCGCGACCGCGTGGAACACGCCGGGGAATCTCGTGCTCAAGGAGGTCTACGCCTCCGTGCCGGGCAAAGCCGGGCTCATCGTCGGCACCGTATCGGGCTAACCGCCCGTGGAGACGGAGCATGTACAGGAGAGCGATCACTTTCTCGGAAGGGGAGACGCTCCTGGCATGCTCCGTCTGCGGTTTCCCTTATCTATTCCCGTCTGAACTGGTCTATACCGACGAGCGCACGTTCCGCTGCAAGCGGACGTGCCTCGACGATGAGACGAAGCTGTCGCATGACCAGCGGCGAGCGGCCTGGGCTAACCGGCCGGCCGACCAGGTAACGATCCCACTCTCCGGGCCGAGGCCGAGCTGGCGGACATGACGCTTTCCATTGGAAATACGTCGACGTTTGCTGAGACGCGCGACGAGATCATAACGGACGCGCTGACCAACCTCGGAGTGGTATCGCCGAGCAAGTCCGTGACGGACGCCCGGACGGCCGGCCTCCTGACTCATGCCGCGCGGGCACTCAACCGGCTCGTGAAGTCGATGGATGCAGATGGGCAGTTTCTCTGGCGCATCGTCCGCCGCTCGGCAACGCTGGCCATCGGCACTGAATTCATCACCATCGCAAATGACGTTCTAGATATTGACGAGCCCATGGGAATTCGTGCAGCCGGAGATGGATCAGACAAGACGCCGGTCATGTCAATGAGCCGGGATGAATGGATGGTTCTGCGTGAGTCCGGCGATTTTCCAGTAGAAGTTGGACGTCCTGTCCGATATTTCCTGGAGCATACACAGTCCGCGGCATTGACTGACACCACGCCATCGCTCCATTTCGACAAGGTAGCAGACGTTACCTATACCGCGGAATACGCCGCGTTCATCCGCAGCGCCGATTTCGTCAGCGGTGCAACTACGCCTAACTTCCCGACCAAATGGATCTCCTGCCTCGTCTATGGCCTCACCGCCGAACTGGCTCCGGCCTATAAACAGCCGGCGTTGATGTCGTCGTTTCGGACGATGTTCAAGGAGGAAAAGGCGCGATTGCTCTCCGATGACACCGAGCGCGGCAGCCTGACGCTTGTTCCATTTGGATTCAGGGCCTACTGATGGCGACCACGGGAAAGCTCGTTGAGTGGCTCTCTGCCGGTGTCGTGACGACGGCGGGAGTCGCCGTGGCCTCGGGGGTCGTTCGGTTCTACCAGCCAGGCACCCTGACGCCGCAGACCGTCTATAGCGACGCCGCCGCCGCTTCGCCTATCACGCAACCTGTGGTGTTGAGCGCGGGTGGCGTGGCCACGGTCTACGCCGTGCAGCCGGTGCGGATGATCGTGAAGGACGCGACCGACACGACCACGCTCTACGACGTCACGGAGAACGTGACGAGGGCCGAGCAGGTCTATGTCACGTCGTCGTCGTTCAACTCGGGGACGGAGACGCAGCTCTCGACGTTGCTGAACAACTGGTCGACCACGGCAGGCGGCTCGGCCGGTCTGTTCACGTACAAGCGAACGGGCGGCACCTCTGAGCGGAACCTGCGCGACGCCATTGGCGAGTCGCGAGTCCCGGTGAAGGACATGGGCGCCGTTGGAGACGGCGTAACCAACGACACATCGGCGGTCCAGGCGGCCCTGGACAGGGCCTCCGCGGAGGGCGGCGGAACCGTGTTCTTCCCGCCGGGCACGTACCTCATCACGTCGACGCTCACTCTGGCGGCGAACGTTTCGATGGAGGGCGTGGGGTCGGCGGTCTGCATCATCAAGCAGTCAACGGCCGCGACCAATGGCATAACGGCGACGACCGCTGGCAACAACCGCATCCAGGGACTGCAAGTCACCCATTCGGGTACGTCGACGGGTGTTGGCGTCTCGTTTGTCACAACGACGAATGTCATGTTGCGGGACGTGGCCGTTGCGGCCGGCAAATTCGCAACCGGCGTCAAGTTCGATGCGTGCTCGTCCACCTCGGTCTATGACTCGTCACTGGCATGCGTCAGCAACGCGGCAAATCGAGCGCTGTTCTATACGACGAGCGGGGCGAACCATACCTGCTTCAACACGAGCCTGAGCGGTGGCGCGGCCGGCAGTTGCGTCGAAATTGCTACAGGCGCGAGCAGCATCCTGATCGCCGGTTGCCAGTTCGGAGCGCCAGGCGGAACCGGCGTAATCCTGACGTCGTCGGACAACAACGATCAGATCCGTGTTATCGCGAACGCGGGCCTCGCAAATAACGTTGGGACGGCGTTCTCCGAAACCTCGCCGCATTCTCGCGGACTATTCCAGGTTGGCAACCTGATCGAAGGCTACGAGACCACGGTGACGTCAGGCGGAACGTTCACGCCGTCGCCAATTCTTCGCGGCGAACACATCAGGGTGTCGGGGACTACGACCGGCGTCGCCTACGTCGTCGCAGCGCCCCCGACGAACCCGATCAGTCGGACAGCCAGGATGGTCATCGAGTTCTTCAACAATGCGGGCGGCGCCGTGACGGGCTGGACGCTGAACGCAATCTACAAGGTCAACGGTGCGATCTCGACCACAAACCTAGACAAGACCACCATCACCTTTATCTGGGACGCTCCAACGTCCGTCTGGCGCGAGCAGTCCCGCGTGGTGACAACGTGAGCTACGGACACGTCGAACAGAGCTGCTGCCGGCAAGTTGCGGCGTCCGGGTTCGAGCACCACGGGCCGGTCGGAAGACAACCGACCTCCGTGTTCACGAGTATGCCCTGGGATGCGCGCGTCTTGCACAGGCCGCACAGGTTGCACGTCGGATCAGCCAGGCCGCGATTGCAGGTCACGCACTCGTACGGGCCGCTGATCGGAAACGATGACGGCGCGGACTGGTCGTCCGCCATGTCCATGCATGACGTCGTCATGACCGCTGCCGCCATCACCGTCAAAAGTATTCGCATGTGGGCAATGGTGCCCAGCTCGACCGCCGTTGTCAATGGGGTAGTCCGTGGCTAAGGCACGCCTCCCGCTGGCCGAGGGGATGGTCACGTCCGTGGACGACACGGCCGACGTCTCGCAGTCGGTCATCAATTTCCAGGTCGACTTGTCCGGAATTAACCGGAAGCGGCCGGCGCTGACATCGTACGCGACTACGGGGCTCGGCTCTTCGGTCCTCATCGGGCTCTACGTGTGGCAGACGTGGCTCATCGGCGTAACGCAGGACCGGAAGCTCTGGGCCATGTCGCAGACGGCGCCAACGGTCTGGCAGGCGCTCAGCGATGCCACGGCGGCGACGAAGCTTGATGGCGGCCTGAGGCCGGTCTTCGCCGAGGACGGCTTGCGGGTCGTCATCGTGGGTGGCGGCGCCATCCAGCAATGGCAGGGCGTCGGGCTCTCCTCGCGTCTCGGTGGCGGTCCTGCGGCCACACACATCGCTGCGATCGGTGCCCGCTTCGTGGCGAACAACACCTCGGCGAGCCAGGAGTTCGACTGGTCGAATATTGGCGACGGTTCCCATGCCACGTGGGACGCGCTGGCGTTCAGCAATGCCGACGCGAGACCCGATCCGGTGGTGGGCATCTTCGAGAACCTGCGCGAGCTACATGTCTTCGGCTCGTCGACTGACCAGATCTACTCGGTCGGCTCGGACCCACTCAACCCGTTCGACTTCGTTGCCGCGACAAACGTCGGCCTCGCGGCGCCGTACTCGGTCGTTCGCCTGGACCAGGCGTTCGCGTTCCTTGACGACAAGCGCCGGTTCGTCATCAGCGACGGGCGCACGGAGACGTTCATCTCGCATCAGCTCGACAAGGATTTGCGGCAACTCGCCACGGTCTCCGACTGCTGGGGGTATCGCGAGGACTTCGAGCAGTTCGCCAACATCGTCTGGACGTTTCCTGTCGGCGGGAAGACGTATGTGTTCGACACGGCCAAGAGCACATGGTCCGAGCGACGGTACTACTCGAATCCGTTTCAGCTCAATATGCCGCAGGGCTGCCACGTCTTCTGGCCGGCGCTCAATCTTCACCTCATTGGGAGCACGACGGCGGCCGACGTTCTCTATCGTCTCTCTTCGGCGTCGCGGGATGACCTCGGCGGGCCGATGGTTTGCGAGCGCTACACGGGCTGGCAGGATTGCGGGACCCTCGGCTACAAGCGCGACGGCTGGCTCGATGTGACTGTCCGTCGCGGGACGGTCCCTCTCGGGAGCATAGAGAGTGCGCTGGAAGTCCGTTGCCGAGATGACGGTGGTCCGTGGTCGGACTTCGAGTTCATCCGATTGGGACAACCTGGCGACTCCGACCAGCAAATTCGTATCCGTCTCGGTGGATGCTTCTACCGGCGGCAGTATCATTTTCGGTACAGCGGCACCGACGACTTTGCCCTTGTCAGCGCCGAGCAAGATTTTCAGGACCTGGATGCCGAAGAGGAGGCTGCGTAATGGGACTCGGCGACTACTACAACAAGGCCGTCAAGTACGTAGGCGACAACGTCAATCCGCAGAGCATCGTTGACGGTGCGAATGGCGCGATCAACTTCCTGGACCCTGCGCGGCCGTACAATCAGCAGGCCGTCGGCCTCGACCAGGGAGCCAAGGACGCGAAGGCGCTCGCGGCGCTCCAATGGCAACGTGAGATGGCGGGCCTCGCCCAGGCGCTCGGGTACCAGCAGAAGACGCAGAACGTGATCAACGCGGTCTATGCCCCGAAGGGCCCTTCGCTACCCGCCGGCATGCTGCCAACGCCGGCTACGCCCGCCCAGGGAGAGGGCGGGCTCGCGGCCTACATGAAGAGCCGAATGGGCGGGATGCGGTAAGCGATGGCCAAGACCCCGCAAGAATACGCTGCCGCCGGGCAGTACGCGCCGTCGTACTACTCCTCGGCCGAGGGGCTGGCCGCGCTCCGGGCGGCCGGCGTGAGCGAATCTCAGATTCAGCAGCTCAAGCAGCAGGGCGACGCCTACTCGCAGACCTACGGCGCATATGACCCATCCGCATTCCACCCAACTGACTACCAGCAGAGCCAGGCACGTGCGGGCCAGGACGCGCGACAGGCGAGCGTCGGCTACGCGAATTCGCCCCAGGGCCAGCAACAGCGGTCGGTGAGTGATCCGACGATTCCGGGCGGTGCCCCCACGCCGAGCAATTACCTCGAAGACCTGTGGAAACAGTACGGATCGATGTGGTTTGCGCCGTCGAACCAAAGCGCATCCCTGCCCGGCCTCCAGCAGCAACTCGCCGGCCCTGGTCAGGCCGAGCAGTTCTACGAGCGCGCGCTCAACACGGACTCCGACCCCTACTACCAGCGCCTGCAACAGCAGGGCATGGACTCGATCAATCAACAGATGGCGGCGCGCGGCCATTTCAACAGCGGCGGTGCCATCGCCGGGCTCGGCAACTTCGAGTCCGGTTTGAAGGCGCAGCAGTACCACGACCTCGGCGGCTATGCCAATGCCGCGCAACAGGGACTCGCTGCCCGAGTTGGGCTCTCCGGTCAGCTTGCGAATGCGGCCGATCAGACCGACACCCAGCGACTTCAGGGCGCATTCCAGACCGCGGGCTCCGCGCAGAACCTCAACATGGAGTCGGTCAACAACTACCTCACCGCGCAGGGTGGTCTCGACCAGGCCACGGCGAAGCTCATCACCGACTCCTTCGCGAAGGGCGGTGACCTGTCGAGCGAGGCCGGCCGTTCGGCCATCGAGGCCCAGGTGAAAGCCGAACTCGCAAAGGCCGGTGGAACGCAGGCCCAGCAGAATCTCGCCATGAACGCGCTCAACGCCCTGTTCACGGCACTGGCGGCGTAAATGTTTGAGTCCATCAACATCAAGCCCCTCGGCGACCCGGTTTCGGAAGGCGTAGGCCAAATCGGCGAAATCATCCGTGCGGCCCGAGAGAAGCGGCGCCTGGAGAATCAGTTCCGGGCCAAGCTCCTCATGGAGCAGGGCAACATCGACGCCGACAACCGGCGCGCCGACCGGGAAATGGGCCTCCAGGAGGCATCCTTCGAGCGCACCAACCGGAATCAGGCCGAGGAGCGTCAGCGCCAGGCAGTCAAGGATTTCCAGGCCATCTGGGAGGCGGCCGGCAAGGACCCGAGGCTCGCCATGGAGCTGGCGAAGGCGCATGGCTTCACCGTCGACGCCTCGAATCCGCAACAGCCGCTCGCAATTCCCGGACGAACTGACCAGAAATCGCCGCCGGCTATGGCGCCTGACCAGCGCGACCCGATGGAGGACATCCATGTGGGCGACGAGCCAGAACCGGCCGGCGCTCCCGAGCCG